AAGAGTCCGAAGCATCAAGTGCGGGACATCTCTCAAAATATGAAGATACAACCCAAGCGATTAAAGCCCAGCAGAATGAAGGTGCTAAGAAGATTCATTCTCATGCTAATCCACCGATGTATCGGCAATAGATTATGGGAATAATGAGGTAACAGAAGCCTACCAGCGGTAGCTTAAAAAGCTTGAACTCTGGTTGAACGGTGCAATTCCGTGTTTCCCATTTTAAACCCGTGACCTCCAATCATGGTTAGGTGAGTGGTAGTTAGGTTCACGCTACCACTCTTTTTATGCCGGAGTAGCTCAGTTAGTTAGAGCGCAATGACTCCAAGGGATGTAGATGCAGAATCTGGGTCGTTTGGACGAGAGGTCGTAAGTGCAAATCTTACCTCTGGTGATTAACAAAAGGTAATATCATGAAAACAGGTTTCAAAGATCCTATAGAGACAAAAGAACACAAGCCAAAATCAGAGCCGAAAGATGGTAACAATTCTCCTTGGGATTTTCGTTGTCCTGAATATGATCAACGTTCTAGTTGTTTCGTCAATGCCGGTACTCATTACGGCGAAGGACATAAGCAACCTGTAGGTCATTCATCAGGAGCAAGAACTACCGTTTCTGCGCTTACAAAAGGTCATGTTAATACTATGGTTATAGATGAAAAAGGCTAGTCTTAAACCTGCTAAGAATTTCCATACTTCGTCCAGTCAGAAAGGAATGGGAGATTTCTACGGACAGGGTGTTAAAAACCCTATTATGAAGCCTAAAGATATAATGGGAATGAAACCTTTGAGTTCTAAGAAAGTAAAAACAGCCCCTCGCTCGATGGCGTAGTATAGAGGCTTTTCATCATCTTGTCATATTTCATATTCTGCTTAATTTCTGCATAGATATCTTGTATTTTACTGTCAGGCAAATCGTCAGGTTCTCTAGCTTGTAATTTGTGTTTATTGTGCTGATACTGCGATATAGACCACAATACAATCTCATGTTCTGTCACATTGCCTTTATGATACTGCTGCCACATTTCTATTGGTGGTATTAACCAACACACTTCAACATTGTCTGTTTTAGATATGGCGCGGAATAGGTAGGAGTTTGTCTGTGCTTCTGGTTTTGTTAATCTGGGCTGCCAGTACATTATCTTTGTTACACCATCGTCAGCAGTGCGAGGATGGGCGAACATGTAAATATAAGGTGACTTTTCTTGCAGGGCAAGTGACAGAGGATTTACTTTCAGGCAATCGTCAGCACCTTGGAAGATATTGATTGATTGATCTTTTACAAAGTGCTGTAAGCGGTCGTGTGTTTCTAATCTATTTAGTTTCATTCCACCACCTCTTCTTCAACCCAAGAATTACCAACATCACAAAAAGTGTGATTATTATCACCATCTCTTTTGTTTTTTGCTTCTAGCGCTTTTTCTTTTTCTTTGTAGCGTCCTAGAATTTCTACTTTTATCCCTGTTGATGCTCCCCAACCATCCATTGGGTTCATGCGGACTTTATGTACATAAATTAGCATTGTTGACTCAAATTAAAGTTTTAATTTATTTTGTAAAAAAATCCAACGCACACCTGCGTTAAAGGGAGGATATCTAAATGACAGTTCCAGCACAAGAAAATCAGACAGAAGTTAGTAATAAAGAACTTAACTTTCGCGCTCAAGAAGCAAAATATGAGCGATTATTACAGCAAGAGAGACAAGCGCGACTGGAAGCCGAAAGAATAGCTCAAGAAGCTCAAAAACGTCCTGTAGATGATGATGACGATAATTATTCTGAACCATATATCGACCATAAAAAACTTAAAAAAGAGCAGCAACGTTTAGGACAACAAATTAAGCAGGAAACGCAATCAGAGATTCAAAAAGCTGTTCATCAAGCACGTGAAGAAGCTAAAAGGGAAGCATTTTTAGAGAATAACCCCGATTTCTATGATACTTTAAATGCCCATGCAGAAAAGATTATGGAACGTGCTCCAGCGATGGCACGAGCTATTTTAGCGATGCCGGACAACTTTGAACGTCAAAAACTAGTCCATCAGACGATTAAAGAACTTGGCATAGACAAGCCGAAACAGGAACAAGCAGGCATACAGGATAAAATTAACGCTAATCAGCGCAATCCAGCCAATTATCATCCAAGCGGGGTTGCTTCTTCACCATATCAAGGACAACAGAGCGATTTTAGTGCCGCAGGTCAAAAATCTGCTTACGAAAAGATGCAAGAAGCTAAGGCTAGGTTGAGATTGTGAAAAAGATAATGATCGACGGAAAAGAACATTGGCAACAAGAGGAATCAGACGTTCCTCAGATTCCAATGCCTATTAGATCGGATATTTTAAAGAATAATCAGACATATAGATTTTGTGAGGATGCTGAATCAATCCTTTCAAGAGATACATGTTGTTCTGGGTGTTCAAAGATTCCTGATGCATATCCGATTTGCGAAATATAAAAAATAACTGCACCGACAGGGCTCGAACCTGTGACCTAGAAATTAACAGTTTCCCGCTCTACCGACTGAGCTACAGTGCAATAAGGTTGACTTTATACTTGTCATATACATTCAATGAAATTTGTCTTTTTGCTGATATTTCATTCGATGGAATGTTATACATGTCCAATTCTGAGGTCACTACAAAAAGATAGTCACATGAACTTGCACTAAATTCCTTTATCTTTGTATTGGGTTGATTTCCTCCTGAAGTACGTATAGAAGCTGAAAAGACACCATATTGAGTTTTGTAGCAACATGAAATAACCTTGATTCTTTTTGGAATCGTAAACATATCACAGGTTTCATCAAATATTAGGTTATAAGAGCATGGTTCAAGAGGAATGCTAACCATCCCCCTTAATGAGAAATAGGATATTGCTATACCTACTGCACCTTTACCTTTGATTGCATCATTCATGACAATAGATTAACACTCCATTGTGTTTTTTACCTATTAAAAGAAAATTATTGATAGTTTTTATGAAAAGTTATATTTTTAAATCACGCACGTACAAGCGTTATGTACTCTCTTTGTAAGATAAAGTTAGGTTTTGTATGGGAGATGGCGAAAAACTCCCACATTTTTTTCGCTTCTCGGCGTTAAGAGGTCGCGTTAGGAAGTTTCGCAACTTCTGTCAGACATGAATGAGAACGGACGTAGCACGTATCGTCCACGGGTCACCATGTCACAATAACATACAACCATAAGGTTTGTATGGGTCAGATTACAAATACAGGCGCATTGGGTCCTATGATACTCCAGAGCCTAGCTCCGGCCATGTTATACGTACCCACCCCCGCCATGAACTATATAACGATCTGTGACAAGATCTCCATGCCTGCGCATGGTGGTACTACAGCTCGTTTTATGCGTCCTAGGGCGCTACAACCCCCTACGATACAACTTGGTAATAGTGGAATAGACCCTAGAAAATACTGTGGGGTCTTTAAATCTTCTCTGATTGACTTGGAGTTCCTAATCGCAGCATAATCGCTGAGAAAGGATAACAAGGGGCAAGTTAATGTGTAACTGTAAAAAAGAGACAGATTTAGTAGATGTAGAAATTGAAGGAAATTCTATATGGATTTATGAAAAAGATGCGGAATTTCTAACGGATTTCAAGATAAGTTTTTGTCCTTTTTGCGGTGAAAATTTGCAGCCTGAGAGCAGTAAGCGAGAAGACGATATCATGTATTTGAAATGTGCAGGATGTGGAGAATATAAACATATTTTTGCAGATAAAAATCACATGAATCGATGCGGTACTCCGAACTCTATGGAGACATAGAGAGGCCAGCTGAGAAGATTTGGCCCGCCAATGTAAAGCCGCTTTACCTTGGTCAACAAGTAACAGATTGCCAGCGCAAGTGCCTCAAAGGGATATCATAGACGCACAAATGGCATTTTTCGGTCTTTTAGCTGGTGCCGAAACAATGAGTGACTTGAATTATGCGTCTACAAGACTGGCTGCATAATAAATTATCAAGTTATTCTCCAGGATTACTGTATAATGGTCCTGGTTAAATCCGACCTAATCGACTTGGACCCCTAAACCACCCAAATTAATGGGTGGCATGGAAACAAGGGCCAAGAACTTAAAGGATTTTACAATGCGGAATATCGCGAACCCTAGCATTAAGTTTTTTGATCTCGGCAATACAATCCTCTCGAAGAAGAGATTCTTCTGGAGTAATTTCCCGATTTCCTCTTCCCAAATTCAAGGGAAAAGTTTCTCTAAACTTAATCACAAGTTCGCAATGTCGCTTTTTTATGACCAAATAAGGCAAGATTTGTCGACTAATGTCGAGAAGTCTATGTCCAGTAACAACCCATTCATAACAATCTCTGCGATGAGTTTTATCACGCGTTTCTTTAAAAGCTGCGGAACAAGTACCTCTAAATGTTTCTTGAAGCCAATCAAAAAGACGTTTGTCAGTATTAGCAACTTTAAGCACAGCGCGATAATGACCGTTTTTGTAACCGTCTCCAGGTTTGTTTTTAAGTTTACAGGCATGAAAACAACCCTCTCCGTCTACAATTCCAGCAAGATATGCAAGATGCAGTGGATCGTGAATTTTTGGTTCATAATAAAATCTATGTTTATGATCGACGTTATTGAACTCCATAAAACCTCCTATGGTTACAGGTTCATTAATTAGTGTACACATGGAATTGATTAAAGTCAAGTTCGGGCTGACAGACTAAAGCGGTTGGATATCCTTAGTACGGATAAAGCGATAGTCGGGTCTCATATCGAAAGTATGAGAGTGAAACAGAAATGATTTCACCCCTCGTAAGAGGAGTAACAATTCGCAAGAAGGAGTCTTGGCGTGGGTGTCAGAGCGTTTAGCTGTGGCAATGCGTCAAGCAGAAGATTTAATTTTACGCGACTATATCGTTTCAGCCGCTTCCGAGATAAATGCCGGTGGTGGAAGTAACGGTTTTAACCCTACTAACCTGGGGACAAGCGACTTTAGCCTTGTGGCTACTACGTTGGACACTAACAATGCCTATAAGTTCATGACAGGTATTCCTGGAATGGATAAATTCGGCACAGGTCCAGTTCGTAACTGCTATTTCATGCTATCTAGCACAGAATTGCAGTCGGACTTTGACGCATTAGTGGGTAATGTTGGCGTATTGAATCAGTGGTCATATGCGTCGAATACATCAGCTCTACCGACTGAGTGGGGTAATGTGTTCAATATTCGTATATTGACAAGCTCTGAGGGTCCTGTTGCGCGCAATGCTGCAACAAATAACCTTGGAACATTGGCGGACGTATATTACAACACTGTTCTGGGTAAACAGGCAGTCACTCACATAAATCAGGATGGAGATTCCATGAAACTGATTTATCGTGACGAATACTATTCTGGAATGTTGGCTCAAAACTGTACTTTAGCGGTTCGCTTCAGTCAGGCACAGGCCATCACTCAGGATACAGCGATCCGAAACCTTCTATGTACTCGTTTGAGTGCATTAGCAGCATAAGGAGGCTATATGACTGAATATTCTAGAATGGCGAAAGGTAATTATACGGTTTCAGGTGGTTCAATTGGGGCGTCTGCTCCAAATGTGAAGGTAATCCCATTACCTTTCATGCCTGATTTTGTTGAGTTAATCAACTATACGGCAGCCTCTGTTATGACAGATGATGCTGTTCCATTTGCATATTGGGATGCGAGCGTTCCTCCTCTTACGATCGCTGGTGTCAACTATGACACTGTGATCCAAAGATCCAGTGGAGCGGCTCTTGTAACTGATATGGTACAAGTGGGAGGTGGTATTAGTGTATTTTCAGCAGGACAGGCTCTACAGTTTGGGCCTATTTATAAGCACAATTCTGTGGCTTCTGCTGATTTTTCCATTGCTACTTCTGGTGCAGGTGGTCCGACGACTGTAACAACAGCGACGAACCATAATCTTTCGAGTGGAGATGTAATTATTTTTGAAGGACTTTTCCAATCAGCGACGACTGGAATGCCTCAATTGAATTATATCTGGTTTACTGTGACTGTGTTGACAGCAACCACATTCACAATACCTTGGGATACATCGGGAAGCAATTACACTGCTTTCAATACTGCTACAAGTACAGGTAATATTGGATCATGGAAAAAGGTTCTTTATCCATATCTCTATTTCCCTGGAACAACAACTATTAGCGCTATAACCCTTGGAAATACTACTACGATTGATACAACAGATGCCCATAATTTTGTTGTAGGTCAACAGGTAGCATTTAGAATTCCGAATGCTTGGGGTACTGTAGAGTTAAATTCTTTACCTAATTTACAGACACCTGGGTCACCCCAATATGGTTATGTAATTGCGGTAACGGATTACAACACAGTTGTGGTAAATATTAACTCATCGGCATACACGCCTTTCACTGTTAATCAGACAGTGGCGAGCCAGCCAGGGTTATCTTTACCTCAAATAGTAGCGGTAGGTGATGTGAATACAGGCGGAGTAGGTATTTCCGCAGGATCTCCGCTATATCCACCTCCTTATTACTCGCCTATTGGCACTACTCGTGTCAATACTATTAACGGACCTGCCATTAATGGAAGTTTCGTAAATAATACTAGACAAGGGTTTGTGATAGGTAATTTTGGTGCCCGTAATGATACAACTGCCTTTGTAGGTGGTTCTGACGGGGATATCATGGAATGGAGAGCCTACCTTCACGATATATCAAGTCCTTAATTGAAATTATAATAATTTCTTTGTAATGTGGGTGGAGACGATTGTCTCTACCCATTGGTGAATATGTCTTCAACAGTCATCAGTTATCCAATACCAGCCTATGCGAATGTTCCGATAGAACCTCAGTTCTATCAGCCGAGTTTTTTCTTTATCTCAGCTATCACACTAGGATATCAAACCATCATCACTACGACTGTAAACCATAATTATGTGATAGGAAATCAGGTAAGACTGGTAATACCGTCATCATTCGGAACCTATCAGTTGAATGAGAAATCTGCTCTTGTGGTCGCTATTCCTGCATCAAATCAGGTCACTTTAGCTATAGATAGCACAAATTTTGATCAATTTGTGGCTTCAAATGCTTCAACACAACCCCAAATCATGGCTATTGGCGATGTGAATTCAGGTGCAATTAATGCCAATGGTAATCTAAATTTGAATTTGTCAATACCAGGCAGTTTTACTAATATTTCACCGTTGTAGGTACACCATGAAAGAAATGCCAAAACTTAATAATTCAGAATCGGCAAGAGAGATAGAAAAGGCGAAAAGTCAGTTTGATGCGTTTGATGAAGGCATTCAACAAATGACGATGGATCGAATGAATCAGGCGCCAAAAGAAGAGACAGAACCGCAGACAAAACTCTCTCAGAATGATATAAAGAACAGCAAGGACATCTATTTAAAACCTCGTCGTTATGTGTCTTCTCGTGAGAAATTCAATGAAAATTTCCGTGCTGATTATGAATATTCCAAACAGTATGTCCAGTTTGTCGCTGAGAACAAAGAGTTGATCGGTGAATCTATGGAACTGTGGACCAAGCCTTTCGCTGGTGTGTCAGCAGAAGAATGGGTAGTTCCGGCTAATAAACCTGTATGGGGTCCTAGATATCTTGCTGAGCAGCTTAATCGCAAGTTCTATCATCGCTTGGTGATGCAGGAAACAAAAAATACTGGTGCAGATGGGATAGGAAATTACTACGGTTCAATGGCAGCGGATACGACTATTGCACGTATTGAGGCAAGACCTGTAACGACAGCGAGAACAACATTTTTTGGATCTAGTGGTAAATTTGATTAGAGGAATGATTAAAAATGGAAAATATTCACCCAGATTTGAAATCTGTGATCGAATTAATGACTTTTTTAGAAAAAAAAGCTACGCACAATCCAACAAAGACAAATATAAGAAGAAAAGAAATTTTCGCAGAAGTATTTAATGGGAAAAGAGGAAAATATATTAAAGAAAAATATAGTTTTAAGTATAAAGACGGTGCTAATTATGTAAACAAATTATTATGTAGATATTCTTCATATGCAGGATTGTCAAAACCAGTAAATATAAGAACAATTAGAAAGTACGGAGAATTATTATCAACCTATTAAGCGACATCATTACTTACGTTAGAAGGATAATAAAAAGTCCTTCTAATGCAGTCATAACAGATAATCTGATTATTGATTATATCAATAGATTTTTGATTATGGATGTCGATGCTCGGGTACAGCTCTTTGATTTTAAAACAAAATATCAATTCCAGACTCAACCTGGAGTCGATCAATATAATATGCCTTTATACAATGTGCAGACGGAACCCGGATCTCAGACGATAGCTTCTTTTCCGGTATATCAAGGATTTATGGAACCTGCCTATGTGAATGGTGTAAGGGTGGGTTTTTATACTGAAAAAACACCATTCTTTAACTGGTTTCAGAATATAGTTCAGCCTTTGAATGTGGTTGCGACGGGAAATGGGAGTGCGGGACCATACTCAATAAATCTTCCGATTATCAACAGCAATTCGACTCCACTCAATCCGCCAATTCAAGCATTGTTACGGGGTCATGTCGATATTACTGGTATTATTGCTACAGGAGTTAATCAAGATCCTCCTGTAGTCACTAGTGCAGGAAATTTAATCGCTACAATTCCGACAACAAGCGTATTTCCAGCGGTTTATTTGACTTCTCAAGCTGCTGATGGATCAAATATTACTATTTCCGATAGTGGAGAATTTTTGAGTGGTAATACAAACTTAGGTCTTTTGATGCAACCAGGTCCTGCTCCTACGGGGAATTTGCCCCTTTCTGGTGGTTATACAAAAATATCCAATATAACAGCTATTACGCAGGCAAATCCTGCTGTAATTACAGCCAATAATACTTTTGCACTCAATCAAACGATTCAAATTACTGGTGTGGGTGGAATGACACAATTGAATGGTAAAACATTCACTATTACCGCTGTTACACCAACTACGATTACTATAAATGTTGACTCAACTTCTTTTACTGCCTATACCGCAGGTGGCACAGCGACTAGTTTTCAAAATGTTATAAATTATCTGACAGGTATTGCTACAAACGTGTTTTTCCCTTCTTCTATACCTTCTGGAGCCAACATCAATGCGCAATGTTATTATTTCAATACTGGTCTTCCTCGCGGTATTCTTTATTATAATAATGTGATTACGTTGAGAGTCCCTCCCTCTCAACAATGGCTAGTGGAGTTGGATGCATATCTAACTCCGGCAGCTTTCCTTACTACTTCCGCGGCAGTTCCATTTGGATATATGTCTGAATATATTGCGCGAGGAGCCGCTAGAAAGATTCTCTCGGATACAGGAGATGTGGATCAATTCAATTTCTATGAACCTTTATTTAGAGAACAAGAATTACTCGTTTGGAAACGAAGTCAAAGACAGTGGACGAGCACACGAACACAGACAATCTATAGTCAAGGAATGAATCAAGGCTATTCAGGATATAATAACTTAGGTAACACAGGGTTCTAATATGACATTTCAGACTTATAATACTCCGTTACCTGTCTCTGGGAATAATCCTTCTGTTGATCAACCAAGCATGACCACTAACAATGCTTCAGTTGCAAATCTCATAGCACAAGATCATTTTGGATTTAACAATAATGCGGGCGGAAATCATAAATGGGTGCATTTAAAGAATACATCTGCTCCCGGCGGTTTGGGAGCAAATGCTGATGGAGTTTTGTATGCTAACTTAATCAATGGAAATTCTTGGCCTATATGGCAAAATGCTCTTGGGCCGACTGTGATTATTTCTGGACCAACAACATCCTCGACAACAGGATCAACATCACTTTCTGGAGGGATTATTCTTCAATGGGGTCAAGGGACAACAAATGGTGCTGGAATAGGTACGATCAGTTTTAATCCAAATTTTTCAACATTTTTTTCAGCATCCTTAACAAGAATAGAAACTGGTGGAAATAATAGAGGTTTTATTCAATTTACAGCTCTCCCTACTGGTGCCGGAGGTTCTGTCATGATGCGTGATGGTAGTGGATCGGGAATAGCAGGATCTTTTTTATGGATAGCTATAGGAGCTCAATAGAGATTTTATGGGTGAAAAAATTGTCATCGGTCCAATCGACAAAGGTATAAGAAAGGATCGTACAGCATTTAATATAGATAACGATTCCTTTCCTACTTTGATAAATGCATACCAATGGCGTGGACGGATTAAAAGGAAACGTGGAACATCACTTTTAGGCAGACTTTCCAGATTTCTTGCAAAAACAGACGGAGCAGGAAATCGAACTATTAATATTACTCCAATTCCTATTGCCTCTGGAATAGTATCTTTCACTATCGGAACAGATATTTTTTATGATCCGGGTGGTGCAAATCCTGTTACACTTCTCACAAATAGTTCTGGGTCAGCTGTACTGGATAGAATAGCAGGCACTCTAACAATCTTAGGATCTAAGGCAAGCACTGCAATATTATATTTTCCAACATTGCCTGTAATGGGATTGGAAGATTTAGACCTAACTCAAACACAATTTCCAGGCAATTTAGCTTTTGATACGACTTATTCTTATAATATTTCGACTGCTTTCCCTTATAATATTTGGGATGTCAGCTTTTATAAAAATCCTGCTGCGGATTCAGTCAATTTACCTACATATGTTCCTAAAAGCACTCCAACACCATTAAATTGGAATGGTCAGAATTATCAGCAATTTTGGTCAACCAATTATCAAGGTGCTTTATGGGTTACAAATGGGATAGACGTTGAATTTACAGGATCTGCCATCGGAATGCAGTTTAAACCGATTACAGGTATTCCGGCTTATATCAATGCCCCTCCTGGCGTTCCGAATGGAGTGGTTGCAGATTTAACAATTGTAGGTCATGGACTTGTTGTAGGTGACTTTGTTTTTGTTAATGAAGTTCAAGGAATCACAGGGATTAATTTCCAAAGTGGATATGTTGTGCAAGTTTTGCCAGGTCTTAATGATGTCAATGTTATTTTTCCTTTTTCTAAGTTTACTGGGGCCTATTCTTCTGGAGGAATAGCACAATATCTTACAAGCAATGCAAATCCGGCGATTGATTGTTTAAGATGGTATGATGGAGATCCTACAAACGGAAGTACAACGAACCAGATGTTTGTACAAGGAAATGGATGGGTGAATTTTTCACCTCCATTATCACAGGCTATATATTCGATATCCGATCTTCCTGCGGCTCAGTATTATCTTGTGGGGGCTAGATTAATGCTTCCATTTAAAGACAGACTTCTTTTCTTTGGTCCGGTCATACAATCATCTACAGGTAGTCCTAAATATCTTCAGGATACAGTTATCTATAGCCAAAATGGAACACCTTATTATACAGCCTCTTATACGAACATTCCAAATGATGCGATAGATACTCCTGTATCTGCCGGAACAACATTCCATCCAATATTAGTGCCTATAAATCAAACGGCAACATCACCAGCATGGTTCGAAGATCAAACAGGATTCGGAGGGTTTGCAACAGCGGGGATTTCACAGGAGATCACTACAGTTGGAGTAAATGAAGATGCTTTAATTGTTGGTTTCAACAGGTCTCAAACCCGCTTTCTCTATACCGGAAATGATATCGTTCCTTTTGTGTTTTATTTAATCAATTCAGAATTGGGTTCAAGCAGCACATTTTCAACGATAATATTCGATCAAGGCGTGATGACACGGGGACATCGGGGAATTGTTGTAACTTCTCAAACATCGTGCTCTAGAATAGATTCAGATGTGATTGATCAAGTATTTGAAATGTCTTTGAATAATAATGGAACGGAAAGAATCACATCGCAACGTGACTTTATAAATGAATGGGTTTACTTAACCTACTGTGGAAATCAAAATGCAAATATTTTCCCTACACAGACTCTACAATATAACTACAGGGACTTGAGTTGGGCAATTTTCAATGAATCTTACACTACCTATGGAACATTTCGACCGACTACAGGTTTAACATGGGCAATATTACCGGCTGATTTAACATGGGAAACATGGAATGATCCTTGGAATTCGAGCTCTTCAAACCTACGCCAACCAGTTGTTATAGCAGGAAACCAGCAAGGTTTTATCGTTTTTAGAGCAATCGAGGATTCGGAAACATCAGAAGCAACATCTTTAACTATTCAGAATATATCCTCAAGCACTATCACATGCCCAAATCATTGCTTAAACCAGAATGATTATATTATAATTAGTGGAGTTTTAGGAACGATTGCCTCTTCCGTGAATGGAAAAGTCTTTTCTGTTGCGACTATACCCGACTTGAATTCGTTTACATTGAATCCATCAATAGGATCTGGAACATATCAGGGTGGTGGTTTAATTACTCGAATATATAATCCTTTCATTCAAACAAAACAGTTTCCGGCAGCATGGCAATTATCGAGAAAAACAAGATTGGGACCGCAACAATATCTTCTGTCGACCACTCCAAATGCACAAATCACTCTTTTGATATTTTTAAGCCAGAATTCAGGGACGGCCTATAATAATCCTGAGTATCCTTTTGAGGTGCAAATTATACCTTCGATAAATTCTCAGAACAATTCATTAATTTATTCAACAGTACTCTATACATGTCCTGAGAGTACAAATCTTGGTTTAACTCCTGCAAATATTAACTTGCAGATTTCTACGGCGCAACAACAGGCGCAGACATGGCATCGGATGAATACTTCACTTATTGGAGATACTGTTCAAATTGGATTTACCATGAATGACACGCAGTTAAGGGCATTGAATGATGATGGAACGACTATCAGTCAATTTGCTGAAATTGAACTACATTCGATAATTTTAGACGTACAACCCTCTCAGATGTTAGTATGAATAATGTTGTCAATAGAGTTGCCTACCTTAGAACATCCAGGGAGTATCCTGAAGATCTTCATCAACTTTGTGTTGAAGTCAATAAGAGTTATGTAGATATAGCCAATGCCGTCAACAATCGGATTATCGGGATATTTCCTGTGAATCGCCCTGCTATTACAGGTGAGTCATGGTTTTTAACCAATCAAAGGCAGCAGGGATTAAGACAGGTTTTTACATTTACATTTTCAGGTGCCTTAACACAGATTACCCATGGTATAAATTTAAAAGGAATCTTTGCATTTATACGTATTTTCGGCACATTCACAGATGGGACCAATTGGTATCCTCTTCCATTTGTGGAGGCTACCAACGTGACAAATCAAGTAGGGATTTCCGTTACTCCTACCACTATAAACATTCAGAAAGGAGCAACGGCAGGAGGAACAAATGGTTATATTGTTCTCGAATGGTTATCTCAGGTATAACGTAGTAAACGAGGTATCAAATGACTTCTTTAATAGGAGCTAGCGGAAAGGCAGGAAATAAAACACCTTCGGGATATAGTCAAGGTCAACGTCAGATCTATACTCCTGACCAAGTCAAATTGCATCAGCAAATGTTTCAACACGCAGGACCGAACAGTCAACTTAACCGTTTGGCAGGTGGTGACCAATCAGCATTTGCAGAGATGGAAGCTCCGGCATTGCGTCAATTCAGTGAGTTACAAGGTGGATTAGCTTCAAGATTTAGCCAAGGTGGTTTAGGTTCCCGCAGAACTAGTGGTTTCCAGAATGAATCGGGTCAGCAGGCTTCTAATTTTTCTCAGCAATTACAATCTCAACGTCAAGATCTACAGAGACAGGCTTTGCAGGATTTAAGAGGTCTCAGCAGTGAATTATTGGAGCAACGCCCTTATGAGAACTATCTTGTTAAGAAGCAGCGCAAACCTTCTTTCTGGCAGCGTCTGGTTGGAGGTGCTGCACCTATTGCAGGAGGACTAGCAGGTGGATTCTTTGGTGGTCCACAAGGAGCAGCAGCAGGTTATTCTTTAGGTGGTGCTTTTGGAAAAGGCGTGATGGGTCAAGAGGATCAAGGAGGTATTGACTGGTCAGGTATCTCTAATTTGTCGAATTCATGGGGGAATTCTGGGTCAAACCCTAATCCTTATACTAATTCTAATTTTAGATCAGAATTTGAAAGGGGGATGTAATGCCTGATATCATAGAGGAAAACAGAAAACCATCATTCTTAGATAGTCTGGGAATTGGATTATCTAATGCAGGGCAGGCATATGGGCAATATAAGGCGCAATCCTTGGTAGGGCAGCACCAGAAGAAAGAGCAGGAACGTCTTTATAATGAAGAGAACGCAGCTGCTAAGAAACTGGGGGTTGATCTTGCAGGTATAAGGACTCCAGGATTAAGACAGCAGGCTTTAAAGAGCACTTTGGAAGGTAATTTCAAAAATGAAAAAACTAAGAATGAAAAAATAGAAGATAAACACCGAAGTGATGTCATAAGGAAATATTATGGAGACGAAGAAGCTGATAAATATGAAGCGGCTTCAGAAGGTGGTAAGACTGCTATTACAAGAGATCTTATAGAAAGATCTAATCGCAATAATGCGTTAAATACAACCTTGGCAGAGCAAGGAGTGCTAAATGAGGAAGAAGAAATTGAACCCAGAGAAAAACTATCTTTCATAGATTTCGATAAAGGTCTAACTCCTCGTGAAAGAGTAAGAAGAGAAGAATCTAGATACGGAATAAATCTACCTCTATTTCAAGCTTCAATAGAAAAGAAACGCGCATTGGATTCCGAAAAAGATCATTTAAATATATTAGAAGAACTTTCTCCCCAAATTGGAACAATTGAGAGATTAAATATCAATCCTCAATCTGGAGAGTTATTCATTCCTGGTTTGGCTTCTCCTGAAGCTCAGAGATATGTAAAAACCCTGAACGACTTTACAACTAATGCTAAAGATTCTTATGGAGCAAGGGTAACAAATTTTGATCTTCAGCAATTTATGAGAAGACTTCCTACTTTAGCTAACTCAGAAGAAGGTCGTGCGCAGATATTGAAACAAATGCAAATTATTAATGAAATAAACTCAACACGTGAACAAGTCATTCAGGATATTATAGATCAACATGGTGGAATCAGAAAGATAGATTATGACAAAGCTGAAAGGATGGCAGAGAAAAAATCAGCAGGAAGAACTGCACAATTGAAAGGTGAATTCCGAAAAATCGACGCTAATCTTGAGAAACAATATCAGGCTAAAGTAAAAGAACAGAAGGCAATTATTCCTAAAGATCATGTCGGAGTACAAAAAGCAGATGGAACGACAGGATATATACCCAAGGATAATCTTAAGAAGTTTCTAGAAGTTCCAGGGAATAAAGCGCTATGACTACACAAACAGATGATTTTGGATTCACTTCTTTTAATGACCTAGCAAAAGATGATGACGGATCGGGATTTGTGCCATTCAAAGCAGATACAACACCTGAACCTTTACCGCATCCTCAACCAGAAGACGAAGAAGGATGGGGAAGTTGGTTAGTTCGCACACTTTATCAAATTCCATCTGGAATAGCACAAGCTGTTACATACCCAATAGATCTCATGAGTATGCTAGCAAGTGGTGAGGCTAGAGATCCTGAAGAAATAGAACATATTCGTATGATATCTCAACGTGAAGGTATTCCTTTTGATGAAGAAAAATATATGCAGGCAGTAGAACAAGCAGAAAGAACATTTCCTACCCAAAGTAATATTGAAAGAGGTATTGAGGAATCTACAGGATTGCCATTAACACCAAAAACTGGTTTTCAAAAAGCTCTTAAATTCGCTTCTACTGGTGGTACTTTAGCAGGATCAAAAGGATTAACAGCTGGAAAGGAAGCTCTAAAATATGAACCTATGGGATTTAGAGGTGTTAATGTATCTTTACCTAGACCGATTTTAGGCGCAGGATTAGAGGCGACAAAAGAGATTTTAGAAGAAGCAGGATTGCCTGAACCAGTTGCTGAATTAGCATCTTTTGCTATTCTAAAACAACCTACAGAAGGTGCTGCATCATTGGATATAGGAAAAAAACGTAAAGAATCTGGATTAATAGAACGTCAATTCGAGAAGACGACGAAACCCAGAGAAGTCAGTGAAAAGAAAATCGGTCAGATCAATGAGAAGTTAGAGTCTGATTTCAAGAGTGTTTCCGACAAGATTATTGCAGAAAGTCCAATAGGAGAAACAGCGTATAATCTGGCTAATGATCCTACATTCAAACAAACTAGTGCAGAATTATTAGATCAGGCGCAAGAGATAGCAAATAATATTCCTGGAACATTACCTACAAAATCTGTGAAAAAAGAATATGCTGATATAGCTGCTAAATCACGAAAAGGTTTCCATCTGGATGAGTATGACAAAAGTTATATGCGTTATATGAAAGATGCAGTGGATAATATACCTGCTCAGAATATGACTCATGGAGAATTGATAGAAAGTTATCGAAAGAATAATTCTGCATTGGGTGAATACTATGAACCAGGATCTTCAAAAGCAGCCAATAGGGCAAAAAAAGATTCACTCTTAGATCAGAATAGAGCTATTGCCATCATTATAGAAAAAACTGATCCGAAATTAGCTGAAATTTTTAAAGAAGGAAATGCACGTTGGAGTAAAATCAAAGATGTTGAAGCGATTGATGAATTAGTGGAAAGCATATTTCCTGAAAATAAAAAGATAAACTTCAAAGAGATTGAAAATGCTCTTAACGATAAAAATTATCAAAGAATATTCAAACGTTCACTTGGAGAAAAGGGATTCAAAGATTTCGAACAAGCACTGAAAGATATGTTGACATCAGAAAAACCTTATAAAATGCTTAAGGTGGCTCAAAATACTGGAATAGATGTTGAAAATTTAATTAAAACAGGAGGCGCTTATTTTCTTAGTCCTCACTTTGGATATGCAAAAGTAGGATATGATTTTGCCAAAAAAGGGTATCGATCATTAATGAATGCAATGTTAGACAAACCACAGATAGGTTTCTCGTTTAAAAAAGCGGTAAATGATCTTAAATCAGGAAAATTTGCAGAAGCAGAAAAGGAATTTGAAAAATTACATGTGGAAATTGAAAGTCCAAAAGAAAAACCTCTGATTGAATCTAATCAATAAAAAGATACCATCCTACCAATCCCCAAAATATGCACTTTCCTAAGATAAAAACTCCGACGATTAACGGCCCCATCACTTCCCCCTATTCCTTTCTTCGATTGCGCAAAGTCTGCCGTGAAAGTCTTTCATTTCTTGCTGAATAGCTTCTATTTTTTTATCAGTATGAAGCCACATCATTATAGTCGTACTGAACATAACGATAATCAATGCTATGTTCGATCCAACAATTGTTAAAACTTGTGTCCAATCCATATTTTCCTCCTTGTGAACAATTCCAGTTTAATCAAAATTCTTCGTCTAAAATAATTTCTTCATGTTTTTCTAGATATTCTAATAAATCCGATGAACCTTCAATTTCCATATCCACTAAGGCTTTAATATATGATAAATCACTCATATTTATCAGTTGATGAGAAATTATTCCACCAAATTTCTTTTGGAGAACTTTTTTTAATTCATATGATAATGATTTTTTCTTTCGATTAGCTGGTTCCATTTTTAACGTACTGCTCATAGACTTTTCCTTGTGAACAATTCCACATACCTGTTATTTTCGTACTACGGTAACACTTTATGATATAAGAGGATTAATGTCAATGGCTAGAGAAAACGATGACCACATAACGATACGAGTGCCTACCGAAATGAAGCGTCAGTTGAAGCTGCTATGCATCAGTATGAGCAAGCAACAAGGGAAGGTGATAGGTATATCTGAATTTATTAAGGGACTTGTGGAGCCTTTCGTGAAGATTGAGAAACAGACAACATTTATAAATAAAAAGAGGAATAATGACATCAAAGTACTTTAAAGAGGGTATGATTATTGGAAGATTAACTCTTATAAAAGAAGAAAAGCAAGGAAATAAAAGTTTCTGGAAAACTATATGTCAATGCGGAAACGAACAAACTTTTAGAAGAGATTATCTTTCTATATTAAAGTGTTGTGGTAAGAAATTTGAATGTTCAAAATGTAAATATCTTAGAAGATATCCTCCTCTTCAAGGTAAAGTTTTTGGTAGATTAACAGTTATTAAGGAAGTTCCTTGGCACACAAACAAGACAAGATATCTGGTGAAATGTGATTGTGGAGTAGAAAAGACTCTTAATTCAGGTCGTCTTACATCAAAAAAACATCCTACCAAATCATGTGGTTGTTTAGCAAGAAAACTACAATCCCGATGGATAAATACCACTCAATATCCTCCTTCACATAAGTTAAGAACAAAAAATACATCTGAAATAGAAGCTTCTATTTATCAATCAAGGAATGCTTTTGTGGCCGCGTGTTATAATGAAAAAGATTCTAGATATAAAAATCATGGTTTATTAGGACATACAGTGTGTGAGTTATGGAGAAATGGTGCTAAGGATTTTGTAAAATGGGCATTAAAAAATGGATATAAAAAGGGAGAGGGAATTTTTTTGAAAGAGGGTAAGTCTATATTTTCACCTAAAAATTGTTGTATACTAAATAAAAGTACTTTTAATAAAAAAAACAATTCAAAACAAATAACATTTAATGGAAAAACTCAAAATATTACTGAATGGGCAAAGGAAATGGGATGCAGTATAGCGTGTCTTTCTAGGAGATTGATAAAATATGAATCTTTTGGAATGGAAAAAGTTATGGATTTAAGATTTAAAAATAAAAAAAGATAACTTAATTTTTAAAAAATCTTTCTATGTCTTTTAGTTCTTTTATAAACCATCCTGAATAATCTTCTTCATCATTTCCCTTAGATCAAATAGCGCAATCCTATCAATCTCTGAGCAGGGAATACGGTATAATGGTCGCTTCTCGGCTCCGACTTTGATCGCGGAAATCCTGCCATTTTTAATTGCCCTTCTGACTGTTGAGGGGTGTATCTTCAATTTATCGGCAAATTCCTTAATTGTAAAGAACGCATCATCCATTTTTGCTCACTAAAATACTCTATTGTTCACTTCTGAATAACATAAAAAATTTAATTTGACAATACATGTAAATAAAGGCAAAGTTAAATTTTAAAACAGGAGTTTGTCATGGGTTTAACATCAGCATATGGAATAAGCGGTCTTGTAAATGTAGGTCCTCCACCTATTACAGGTAATGGCCCTCCTCCAACTAACTTTAAAGGCAAACTCGGTCAAAGTTATTTCGATACTTCTACCGTGCCTCCCACAGAATACACATTCAATAGCCAAACCTGGAACGCTGCCGGTGGTAATTTAGCTACTACTACGGTTGCCGGAACCGTATTACTTGCGACATTAGCTCAAACTGAAGGGGGAGGCGCTCCTAGCGCAGATTATGTATCTTCGGCAAATGACGTTGCGACTGCACTATCTGCGATTGTAGTTGGAGCAGGTGTTCCTGCTCAAATAGGTCAACAGGGATATGTTTTCCTAGCTACAAATGCACAGGCGCTTTCTGGAGTTTTAACAGATAACCACGTGATTAATCCTGGTTCTTTAGCATTTGCATTAGCGAATGGTATTGCCATAGGTGGCACATCTCAAGCTGCGGGATCATTCACAACATTAGGCGCAACATCGACTATAACTTTCGCTGTTGGAGGCACATGGGCATCAGGTGGAACAGCTATAAGTATAGGCGCAGATGCTACCACAGACCAGATTAATATCGGTACGGGCGCAGCAGCTCGACAAATCCACATTGGTGACTCGACCCAAGCCAATCTTGTCACAATCGGTTCTGCCACAGGCGCAGCAGCTTTGACTTTGAAAGCAGGTACAGGTAACTTCACTTTTACATCGGCAGCTGGAACAGTCGTAACAATGTTTGCAGCTAATACGACAGGCGCGATCACTATAGGTGGTACAGCGCAATCAACAGGTGCAATTACTCTAGGAAATAGTTCAGCCACAAATACATTGAATTTAGGTATTGGAAACGGCGCCAATACAACCAATATTTCCACTGGAACAGGGGGTAATACCCTGCATATAGCTGACGGAGCAGGAACAAATACAATTACGATTGGCACAGGCGCATCCGTTAATACAATCACAATAGGGTCGGTTACTTCAACATCTGCTACAACAATTTTATCCGGTAGTGGAGGATTTACATTAGATTTTGCTGCTGCGGCAGTAGTAGCTTTTGGGGCAAGTTTAACAACAGGAACAATAACAATTGGTGGTACAGCACAAACAGGAAACCTCGTCTTAGGTTCAACTTCTGGCGCGAGTCAATCTGTTCTTATTGCAAATGGTGCAGGCGCAACGGGTATCGTGTCCATCGGTAATGTCACCACAGCAGGGATGACGGTAAATATAGCTAGCGCTGCATCTATTGCCACAGCAAACTCCGTTAATATTATGACAGGAGCAACCCCTGGAGCAACTGAAACATTAACTATTATGTCAGGTGTCGGGTCTGCTGGAAATCAAGTGTTCGCTTGCCAAGGTGCTGCAATAACACAGGGCACAAATACAGCGACGTTCTTTGGAGGTATTGCATCCGGTGGAACAAACTCATTTAATGTATTTTCTGGCGCGTTCACAGGCGGTACAAACGCAATCAACATGTTCTCTGGGGCATTTACGACAGTTGCAGCTACATTCAACTTATTTTCTAACAATGGTGCGACCTCTATAGGCACAACGAATATTGGTACGGGAACAGGTGCGGCTCACGTTACAAAAATTGGTTCTAACGCTGGTGGTAATGTAACGATCATTGCCGGATCGGCAAATACTATTGGAATAGGTCTTGGTGGTAACGCAGCCCAAATAATCACAATCGGAGCAGCAGCACAGACTGGAAAAATATCTATTGCTAACTCCACAGCAGGATTAACTGCCGTAGATTTAATGAACGGTGTGGCTGGTACTGCTCAAACTCTAAATATCGCTTCGGGAACATCTTCCACAGCAGCACAGACAGTAAATATTTTAAGTGGTGTAACGCCTGGCGCCACGACTACTTTAAATATTATGGGTGGTGTTGGAAGTGCGGGTAATCAGGTTGTGAATGAATTGGGTGGTGTTCTTACTCAAGGCACAAATAGCTTTAATCTATTCAATGGTGCATTTACTGGGGGTACAAATTCAGTCAATATTTTCAATGGCACTTACACGACGGTATCCCCGACTTTCAATCTTGTTGCCGGAGGTAATGGTACAGCCGTTGCTAACATCAATATAGGTACAGGGACCGGAGCTGCTCACGTAATTGGAATAGGTTCCGCTTCATCAGGAAATGTAACAATTGCATCAGGCGCGACTCTTGCTCTATCTGTAGTTGCAGGACAGGCTTTTTCTATAACAGGCGGTACAAGCTCTACAATTGCTATTGGTACAAGTATAACGACTGGATCTTTAACGATCGGTGGAAGTTTAACGACTGGCAGTGTCACGATAGGATCATTATCTACGTCCGCTTCTTTAGTGCTTCGATCAGGCACAGGTGGTATATCTCTAGCTACAGGTGCTACAACCCCCGGTTTGGTTGCAGTTACACCAGACACAGCGTCTACAGCCTCTGCAACAACCACTGTAACACTTAATAGTCGGGTTCTCTGTACTACGTGGACTGGTTTTTCTACCGCTTCCGCAGCAAGTCAATCTTTTATAATTATATCTAGTCAAATTTTAACTACATCATGTATTTTCGTTACTGTAACCAACCTAAATGCTTCCGGTAATGCTGCACAAATGACTTTGATCAGTGTGACACAAGCAGCTGGTCAAATAACAGTAGCAACTAAAAACAATGGCGGAGGCGCATTAGGAGCCGGGGACAATGTATTGATTAACGTATGGATTATGTCATAAGGAGAAAAATATGCTAAAACAAATTTCAAAACTAGAAATACAAATCGAGAATAAACCATACACATTATTATGTGAGAGTGATTCTTCTACTCAGCATGTGAAAGAAGCGCTTTTTCAGTTTGGTAAATATATCGGTCAAATTGAAGATGCTGCAAGAGCTAATGCGGAACAAAATAAGATAGAGCCAATTCCAGTAGAAGAAATCGAACAACAGCAAGAGGTATAATGGGACTGACACAAAGACTAGAATGGGAAAATTTAAGAAGTATTGATTCTGCTACCTTTACAGGAGTCTATCAAGCTTTATCTACTCCATTCGCACATCCTGCATATAAAGTGAAATTGGTAAATAACTCAAATGTACTCGTCACTATATCTGATGATGGAATAAATGATAAAGATATAGCCCCTGCCAATAGTTTCTGGCTTTATGATGAAACTATGATGGTTCAATTCGGAGCTTTCCCATTTTTACCTCAAGGTACACAGATATCTGTTAAGGGATCAGCAGGAGTTGGACTTGTCTATTTAGTCGTCCAATATATCATTCAAATATAGGTAAACTGTGTCCCAGGCTGGAATCATTAATGTTGCAGGAGGTGGGGGAGGCGGAGCACCTATACAAACCCTTACAGGTAATTCCGGAGGTCCGGTCGCACCAACGGCGAATAATATCAATGTCGTTGGTGGATCATCGATAGTCAATGATGCTAATGGAATAACAGTCATAGGAAATCCTGGAACAAGCACAGAAACATTTACCCTTACAAATAGGCCGCAAGGACAAGTCACAACATCAGACGCTACACCAACAAATATCATTACATTCGCAGCGGGTGCAGTTGCCGGAACTTATGCAATAACCGGACAGGTTGATGCGTATGATTTAACGGATGTCGCCGGAGCTGCCTATTTCTTTACGGCAGGAATACGGACAACAGGCGCAGCAACAGTATTGATAGGTGCGCAATTTTCAACAGAATTTGAAGAAGCTGCAATGGTTCCCTCTGATATTGATATCCTAGTTTCTGGAAACAATATCCTCGTCCAAGTCGTCGGGATTGCCGGAAAAACGATCCATTGGGACGCAATATTCACCTATAGGTTTGTGAGCTAATATGCCAGGTTTTAGCAGTGTTACAGGCGATGAAGCGATCATGTTCGCAGATAATGCGAGCTTCGATGGTACAGACCGAGGCGGTAAAATGACCTCAGATGGTCAGCTATGGATTGGATCATCTGCATCTCCTCATGTGCGACTAAGTACATTAACAGCGGGTACAGGCGTCACAATTACAAACACTAATGGAAATATAGCAATAGGGTTAACAGGAGGAGGATCTGCTGTAGAACATCTGACAGGTGATTCTGGAGGTCAGTTAAATCCTTTGGCCAATAACTTTAATATCATCGGTGGTACTGTAGCAGCAGGTACTAGCCCTTTAAAAGTAGCAGGAGCAGGAAGTACCCTAACAATCAATGCACAGACATCACAAGCATTAGCTGCAGCAGATGCCACAAAGATAGGTTTGAGTAACTTCGATTCTTCCAGTTTTGCAGTAGCAGCCACAGGATTTGTAACTCTTAGCACTACAGGAGTGGGTAAAACTATCACAGGTGACTCAGGCGGTGCGCTCAGTCCATCGTCAAATAATTGGAATATTCTCGGATTATCTGGAAGTAAAACATCAGGTTCAGGATCTACACTTACTATTAAGAGTCCCCCATTCTCTCAAGTTGGAGGAGCAGGAACATCTTCTTTAAACACAGGTGAAATAGTCACAGCAGCGGTAACTCGCACACTTCCTGTATCGGCAGGACTGGTCGACGGTGACTTGTTCATCTATGTATGTACTACGGCGGGAGCATTAGTAATTCAGGCTGTAGGCGCGCAAAAGATTCGCATAGGCAACCAAATCTCCTCCGCAGCGGGAACAGCAACCAGTACAGCTATCGGAGACAGTTTGACATTACGTTTTGATGCTACGCAAGGGTTTTTCATGGCTGTTTCAGTAATAGGAACATGGACGTTGGCATAATATGGCAGTAAATAACGCTCTCAATGCAAATTCAAAAGGCATTCAATATTTCGATGGCACATCCGCATTCAGCGGCCTAGTGCAGACAGATGCTCAGTTATTAATCGGCCGTACAAATAATAGTCCTACAGCAGCAACATTGACCCAAGGAGCTGGAATACTGATCACAAATGCATCAGGTTCGATTACTATAGCCTCAGCAGCAACAAGCAATACAAATCCAGTCATACTCCGATCTGGTACGATAGATATCACTAACACAGGTGTCCAGGCATTAGTTACGACAAGCGGATCTTTCAAATTCGTACCTATTCGCGTTGTCACTATCGTCATAGTAGCTACAGCAGTTAGTTTAGGCCCCTCGTTGAATATAGGAACGAATGCAGCGAATTACGATAATATCGTTTCAAACGCGCAATTCGCTGGAGCCATGAATGCAACGGATCTTGTGAGAAGTGATCCTAGTTTATTTATATCGACAACGCCGCATGCAATAATCCAAGCCAGTACTACTATTAACGTTAACGTCACTGTCGGATTAACAGGTACACAGCTAACAGTACAATTTCTTATTGAGGGGATTTATATCTAATGCCATCAAATAATGCTGTTAATGTAAGCTCTGCGGGTATGGTTGGATTCACAGGAACTGCATTTGTAGAGACAACTACTACAAATCATGCAATTCTTATAGGAGGAGCTACTTCAAGCACTTTTTCAAACGTAGGCCCCACATCAACAGCGGGGCAAGTTTTGCAGTCTGGTGGGGCTTCAGCTGATCCATCTTTTAGCACTCCTACTTATCCCAGCGCCAGCGGAAGTGCAGGCACTATTTTGCGTTCCGATGGCACCAATAATCTTTATACAACTGCTACATATCCAAATACGACTACGATAAATCAAATTCTTTTCTCGTCTGCCACTAACACTATCGGAGGATTAACTACTGCTAACGGAGCAGTTTTAACGACAACATCAGGTGGTGTTCCCCAACTCACAGCGCTAACAGACGGGCAAGTGCTGATAGGATCAACTGCAGGATCACCAGTGGGTGCAACCATAACAGCAGGCGCAGGAACTACAATAACCAGTGCGTCTAATGCTATAACTGTGACAGCATTCAATCCAAATGCCGTTGTAGCTATTAGAGACGATTTTATCGGTATTGTAGATCCTTCTACAACAACGTTAACATCTGGTCTTATCTGGAATCTATCTCCTGCTAGTGCTTGGGGAGCAATCGCAGCAACGGAAAACGGTCATCCAGGGATCATACGCAGTTCATCAGCAACAAACACAGCAAGTTTTTTCCTAAATCTATCGCCCGTAAATACGACTCAAGGTACTTTCATTTTAGGAGGAGGAGTATTAACGCTGAATTGGGTATTTAAGATTGTCAACTTGTCTACGGGTACTAATAGATATACGATACGTATAGGCATGGGAGATACAAACGGAGCAGATCAGGTTAATGGATGCTATTTCGAATATTCTGACAACATCAATAGCGGAAATTGGAACATAAAAACAGCTAGTGCTTCTACCAGAACAACAACCAGCAGTTCAACAGCAGTCACAACAGGTTGGCATAATGCACAAATATCTATCAATGCAGCAGCAAGTTCTGTCACCTTTACGATGGATGGTGTAAGCCTAGGCAGTATTGCTACCAATATACCTACTACAGCTATTTTATGTATGTTTGATGAGACTTATAGCGCTGGAAGTATTGCCACAGGAACTTTTATTATAGACTTATTTTATCTAACTCAAGTACTTACCACTCCTAGATAAAAATTATATTTCATTTTCTCGATTTTTATTTTTAATGTATTTATAGAATGAAGCAACTTCTTCCTGACAATGAAGGATGAAATCTTCATTATCAACGAATTCGTTCCATAGATCTTTTGCCATCTGGCTATCTTCTAATACATCTTCCATGTCTTTTATAGATAAAGATCCCTCTAAGTAACAAATTTGTAGCCAATTCCACATGTCCATTAATCTTTCCTATCATACGGTGGATTTTTTCTTTCAAACTTAACAGTGAAAACATTTTCTAGGATATCTATGACAGCTTGAGCAAAATCTTCAGGTTGAGAAATCGGATATGCTTCCCTATTGAAAAGTATTCCATCTCTTGTAATTTTCATCGCCCATATTCCAGGTTCGGAATGGAATATAATATCGCTACATATTCTATTGAGTTGTAAGTTGTATGGATTATTTGTCCTATCACATTGACAATATCCATCAACTGGATGTTCTCCGCAAACAGAGCATTCGCCGGACATGTTATTTAATCTCCATATCTAATATTGTCCTAAACAGTTTTAAAGAGTCTAAGCATTTCTTCGGATAGGAAGATCCAAAACCGCCTATTTCCTCAGTTTGCGTTAAAAGCACATCAAGCCATAATTCACATTTACTAATCACTTCTAGAATTCTCAGACTATGTTCTTTGTCCAACCTTGATCCGTCTATATCGCGAATGCATTCATCCTGCAACTCTCTGAGTATTTTATTAGATAATTCTATAAAATAATTCTTAGTGTCTTCTGTCATTTGTCCCTAACGTCTGATAATGGAAACTATGTTTGTTAAGTTATTATTTTTATGCCTTTCTACTGTATCTAAAGCAATGTCAAATCTTTCAAGTTTTAATTTTAACGTTTTAAAATTTGACAACGGAATTTCTGTATTGATTTTATTGATAAAGTCTCTTCATTTTTAGGAACAGAAAAAACATCTGTCTTTTTTTTAGTAGATACATCAAACACATTCGCACCAAATTTATCTACCTGATAAATACCTGTGGAAGGATCGTAGTTGATTATATTTGCATGCATATTGCAAAAACAACTGCAAAAAAAGAAAGTTAATAATAGAAATTTAAACATCATCAACCGCCTTGAATAGTTCGTGAAGCTGCTCATAGAAATATGTAAATCGTGAATCCTGAGTGTCTTCAGAAGCTTGCTTCAATTCTTTTTTTATTTGCAAAAGCCTGTTCAAGAACAGTGTAAGCTCAGGTGAAGCTTGTTCCTGTTTTTGTGTTTCACCGGTCATGGTAACCTCCTTACTTTCGTTTATAAAATTCTCTTATAACATCCTGCGCCGCTTCCCATGTTATCCTTAACTTCCTCATCAGATATGCCTCGCTCACTCTGCCGTAGCGTTTTACTGCGTGTTTGCAGACTAAAAGCGTCTCAGGAGTCATTAGATAAATCCTCTTCCTGCTCTTCAGGCGTCCTAACAGTCAATGGGTTTCCTTGACAATCAATATTCAGGATATTTAACTCATGTCTTTTACACCACACTTGGAAACCTTTTCTTGTCCATCCTGCCTCGATGAATCCATAATCCCACGGAGATAGGTGCGAAGGTTTTTCTTCCATACATTTTCCGCAATGCCAGAAAAGTTTAATCTCATTATTCATTAACTCACCTTCTCCTCGCAAAAGCTAAACATTTGCGCGGGTCTTTTATCAGATTTAACAATTTGTTTCAGTAATTCTACTTCCTGATATAACTGCAACCATTTCTTGGCTAATTCATCATGGCGTTGGAAAATACCCCTACGTACGTTATCAGATGACGTTTTTACCTTGTGTAGTTCTTCATGCAGAAGCGCCACTTCGTCTTTCACAAATAAATCAAGTTGCATCTTTCACGCTCTTAATCAAAGAATCTAATAAATCTTTATATTCATCTGGATCTTTTATTTTAAATTCATCTGCGAGCATTTTCTTTCCGTCAATAATAAATTTCATATATTCGGTATAAGGTTCCATAAAATCTATCTCACACCATAATTCAGGAAATAAATTATTTTTTGCATACTTACTATCAATAAACGGAATAGGAAAATAGAAATCTTCAAATCTTTGAGCAACGAAAAAATCCCCTCGATTCATGCATAAAACCTTCCATGCCATCGGAGGAGGATCTTTTTTACAGCAGCGCCATATAGTCATTTAAACTTATTCCTATTATTTAAATTATGCGACAAGGATTTTGATATCTCTAAAACCACAGCTGTTGAATCCTCTTCTTTTGTAAATATAGATAAAACGGTCGAAAGTTGAACGATCAATGCATCAATGACAAAATCAATCCTGTCCCTTTTTTCTTCAGGATCTTTTATATCATTCAATCCTTTTAGCAAAATATCGTGTAGTTGAAGGCTGATTTTAGGTCCTTCAATTCGTCTATCTATCATTTAATCCTCGGGGGAAGAGGTTTCGGCATCCATGCGATTATCTCCGTTTCAGTATGAAACAGAATTGGTTTACCTTCTTTGTTATAGTCAGGGCGCGCGCAGTGTCTGACTATTTTACCGTCTGTCACCCAGCAATCGCCTTCGGGAATATCTTGATCCTTCACAAATATCCATTTGTCGGATTCCATCGTATAGACTTTGGGTCGTGTCTTGGACCAATATACGATATTGACGGCCAATAAACCGGCTAATAAGGGCCATACAAAAAAACACATGATTTCAGTCATCAGTTTTACTTATCCTCCAAGACTCTGTAGATGTCTTTCTAAAGGCGTCTAAATCTTCATCAATGCCATGCTTTCGTAGTATAGAATCGTAGTCCACACGACCCTTCGTAAGCACTTTTGACAATTTGAAAGACTCTCCCTGAATGTTTGATCCACGAGCAAGCGCGATTAATTGTTGTTTGTAGTCCTCCCTCTGTTCTACCAAATCGTCTAAGATGGCACCTAGCTCTAGATACCGCGAAGCTAGACGTTCGGCGTTTAAGTCTTCTATATTCAAACATTCTGCCTCTCTTTTCTCTTTGTCGGTCATTTCAGGAGGAATAAACTGATCTATACAGCGCTTGAACTCTATAGCCTTCTCAATCAGCCTTTCTATATATATGTCGTCTCGGTTTACTTCCACAATAACACCTTCTTTTCCATCGAATGAAAAATAGTATGCCATTTTTAGATTAGTGACTGCAAGCTGTGTTTGAACCTGTGCATAATACTTTTTTGGAATCTGTCCCTTTTTAGCTACTTCATGATCTACCTTGGAGGCACATTTGATTTCTACAATAAATTTCTGACATTTACTTCTTCCATCTAATGATGCCATCATCCAAGGATATTCAGAGTGAAACACAACCACAGGCTTCATCCGAGTTCCTGTAACATTCTCGAATTCTTTTCTTGCTATTGGCTCTAACTCAAGACCTCGAATCATTCTTAAATTGGGTTTCTCTACTTCAGATAGCCCAACCTTTTCCTTCCATAATTTATATCTTGTTTTCCAAGGTGAATCTTCTAAAATTACTGGAAGATCTGTAGCTGTAATACATTGTTTTCTTTTTTGAATCCATTCATCTGAACCCTGAATTAAATATGCTGCCATGTTTCTCTCCTAATTATTCTTTCAATTGTACTTTTGTTAACATTATATTTTTTCGACAGAATATTAAAACTAACTTTTATTGGTATATAAGAAGATCTTATCTCTTTTACTTGCATTTCAGTTAGTACAGATTTTTTATTACCTTCTCCAATACATTTTTTTACTGGAACTTTTTTGTGAATGTGTCTCCAGATCAAAAATTGAGTTGTATTGAATATTCTAGAAATTTCCCTTTGTGAAACTCCATTTTTATAGAGATCTAAAACATTAGCCAGATCTCGTTCTGTAAGTTTACTTATTTGTTTTCTCTCTCTACCCTTATTCATCATGTCATGAGTATTATCTTTAGGAGTTCCTAAAAAAAGATGATCTGGATTTACACAAGAAGGATTGTCACATCTATGCAATACCCATAGTCCGTTGGGTATATCACCTTTAAATAAAACCCAGGAAACTCTGTGAGAAAGTTGATTCTTTTTATTCATCCAAAAGGTACCATAACCTGTTGGTTGGATCTGAGCTTTCCAAATCCAACAGGTTTCTGTTTTCTCAACTTTATTCATGAAACGAGAAATAATCTCGCTCATTTTTTTTCTCCTTGATATTCTTTCTTTGCATTCTCATTTAAACGACTCAGCGCACCATTTTTAATTCCTTCGTACACAGATGCGGGGAGATCTGCCAACACATTTATTTTGTATTGCTGTTTCCAGAATTTCCACGTTTGTTTCCTATAATCGACGTCACATTCTTCCATTATCGACACCAACTCTTTAGCCTGTTCATCTGAAAGTTTTTCTAGCTCTATCTGCTGTACTTCTACCGCGACAGGTTGCAACTCTAATTCCTTAGATTGAGTAAACACGCCAGGAGTAAAATTATCTTGCAGATGTGAAAAAGGGTCTGAGTTGTCATATAAAGCCTCCAAATTTATCGGCTTCTTGTGGAAACAGGAAATCATCTCTTCGGTGATTGGCTTGTGTGGTAATGGATTAACGACATATTCAGTTTCCATCTGCTCACCTTTTTTTAAGATCTTGATATCGTAGAAAAATGGCTGTCCCCAGTCTGCGTCTTTACATAGAGCTTCTATGTTTTTTCTTATAGATGCTTGTGTTAAGTGTAATATTTGGATCTGTTTTTCGTTATAGTTCCACACAATGAAAGACCAGAAAAACTTTACTGGTTTCTCTGGATCTACCGGAGATAGAGGTTTTGCGTGTTCTCTAAATCGTATTGGCTTTTTATCTTTCCAGTCCTCCCAGCCCATCACGGGCTTGGAAAGGATTCTTATTTTGTTCTCCCCAGGAAGAATCTTCATATAAGAGCTATTCATTTTAGGTGCTTGGTAATCTGTGGGTAAAAATGTAATCATTGGTGCCTCCGTTAGGCTGTTTTTTGGTTTAAGGTAACTTGTAAATTATTACTTGGAATCTTGCAACCCAAGTGGGAGGAAAGCTCATCTAGACAATTCTCTAAGTCGTCTAAATCAAAAGGCTTTTTCCCATAAAGAATAGCGCATACTTCTTCAAACCACTCAATAGAGTGATCTATTCGCTGTTCTAGCTCTAGAACCTTAGGATGTTCATAATCATCTTCATATTCACTTAAAAATGCTGGTCTTGTATAACTTCTCATGTCAATCTCCTGAGTTGTTTGTGAAAGCCTTAATGAATTTCGATATCTTCAATATAGCAAATGTCGGTTATTTATCGCAACAAAAAAGATTGCCATAAAAAATTAAAATATTATTTACTGTTGATTGAAATTCTCTGTTATGAAACACTCTGCAATTTACAGGGAGTTAAGAAATGGACGTCCGTACGTACTTATTCACATATCGTATGAAAGTGATTCATACAGCTAAACAGCTAAAAATTACACCGCAACATTTATCGTTAATATGTAATGGAAAGCAAATACCATCTTTGAAGCTCGCTGAAAAATTGATCAAAATGGGAAAAGGGGATATAACTCCGGAAGACATCTACCCTCAGCTTTTCCAAGCTTACAAGAAAAGCTGCAAGGGTAAATCTGCGTGAAAAACGAACGTCGGCCAGGGGATAAAGAAAACCCCCTGACTCGATTGATTGAATCAGGGGGCATCTCGTGAAACTGGGTTCAAAAGTGTTAGCGTTTGAACGTACCTAACATTTTGCAAGGGCCAATACGATTGCTCATCATAAAGGGAACCAATCCCATTACAAGGAGACTCAGTGCTGTCATTCACTTCATCCGCTCTTATCTTAGATAATTCCGGTATTTTTAGTACACCACTAAATAATGATTTGTCAATCAGCTCTGCTTTAATCCTTGTAATTAAAAAACTTAATTACAGGAAATACAAATGGAAAATCACACAAAATCCTCATTTGGCTCAATCCCTTCATTTATATTAGATGACGACTCTCTCGAAGATGGAGCGGTCCGTTTATATGGAAGAATCGTAATGTATTCCCAGGAAGGAAGGTGCTGGGCTTCTAATAAGCATTTTGCAGAGAAACACAAGGTTGATATTCGAACTATTCAAAGATGGTTAAAACAATTAGTTGATAGAGATTATATAGTGGTTGAAATTGAAACAGGTGGCTTCCAAACTAAAAGAAATATTTGGATAATAAACGATTTTAAAAAACAATTCACGAAGCGACATACATGTCACCCCCCCCCGAAATCTATGTCACCCCCCCCTGTTGCAGATGTCACCCCATATAAGGATAGTATAAATACAAGAGAGACAATCATAAAACAACAACAGGAGGCTGCGCCGGCTGGTGTTGTTTCTTTGTCTTCAGAAGAAAAAGAGGTGGCCGACAAGCTCGCGATTGTAGGGGTCAAGGAGGCCACAAAAAAGTTCGTGCTAAAGAACTATCCACCGATCATCATTTTGAGCGCCTTGTCCTGGTTAACGCATTCCTCGACGGAAATTTCAACGACTTTAGATCAAGCGCTTAAATGGGCATGCAAAGAACAACCTGAAATTCCTAAATCAGGCAAGGAAAACGAAGCCTCGAACAAGATGCTCGCCAAAGAACTCGAAGGTGCGCTTCAACCTAAAGAAAACTCCTACTATGAAGTCTTAAATACCTATGTCGAAATCGGCCGGACTCAAGGACAATCTCAACCTTTTTGCTTGCCATACAACGAAAAAGGATTTAAACAAAAACTTGAAGAAGCACTCAAACGTTATAGGCTTTTATGAAGCAATGCCAAAGCTGTAAGAAAAATTTACCAGATGCAGAAATCGACATAGGGTGCAATAAATGCTATCCATGCGTATTTTTTGAGATATTAGGAGAAAAAATTGAACAGATCAATGTAATTCCAACTCCTCATAGACCTATTTTCAACGAGAGAACTCTGGAGAAAAAGCGTGAAAATCACCCGCGAGCTTAACGTCGAACTCAACGACATAGAGATACACACCAAGTCTAGGCTAATCGTCGTCAGGCCTCGCTACTGGCTAGACGGAGAAGCTGTGACGCTTGCTCAACATCTCGAACTCGATGACACTGCCAATAAGCTCATCACTCAACTGATTGACTGGGTGGCAGAAAGATTGCTATGAAATTCGTCATCCCAGGCATTCCCATAGCTAAAGCACGCCCAAAGTTTCGACGGCGAGGAAAACACCTGCAACCCTACGATCCTCAGCAACACCTGAAAGAACTCACCAAGCAGATAATCACGCAAATGATTCAGTCTGGAATAAAAGATTCATCTGAATTCTCTACTGAATTCCTGTCCTTTGATGAAGCATCCGCTTTCATCGTACACTTGGACTTTTTCTTTCCCATTCTCTCGACAAAAAAGCTTAACCCTTGGCTTTTCGATGATCACACTTTTAAGCCCGACCTAGATAACTGCGAGAAATTCTATGGAGATATTTTGTCGAAAACACTTATCCCTGATGACAAACAAATTGTTGAGTTGAGCTCTAGAAAATCCTTTTCCCTTAAACCCCGAACCGAGATAACCATCATGGAAAACAAAAAAATTCCTTTACCTGATAAAGTCAGATCAGTACTTAACATTTTTGATCCAACCTCTGTTCAGGAATTTTATGAAGATGTTGAAACGCTTCAAATGCTGGTTCATGGAATTGATTTCAAAAATCTGGAAAATGTTAAATCAGAATGGCTCGCCTCCACCGCCTGTTTTCTGAGTTGTTTTTCATACAAGTATTGTGGAAAGTTAAATAAAGTAAAAAGGATCGGTGACTTATCTCAAGAAATGGAAAATTACGAAAATCTTAAAAAAGAGTCTGAAAAAAATGAGTCCACTACAGAATGATCCCATCAGTTCAATACAACACAATTTTTATGCTTCGCCCCAAAACCTATGGCATAAAGTCTATGATATATTACCCAGCACTAATAGCATAAAACCCGTCTGGGATGGTTCTCATCTATATTACGCTTGTTTCTGTCATGAAAGTGGTGAAGATTATTGGATAGTCCTTGAACACACTACATTTGCACATCATAGCCCCAGCCCTATTAAGGTTGGTGAAATTATCCATCCTACCCATTGGATGGAAATTTTTCCTCCTCTCACATGATTTTCCTTGAGTAATTTACTCAAAAAAATTTAACTTAAACTTTAATTTTACAAGGGTTAAATCTCATGAAACAGTATATCTTATTCCTGCTATTATTTCCTCTAGCGATATTGCTAATGGGTTGCTACGCTAAACACGAAGTCGGATTTCACGCATTTTCTTCACAACCGACTGTCGAAAAATCCCACTTACCGGAAAGTCATGAGCAAGGAAAGTAGAAAAAAAGAAGCCATGCACCATCCTGATAAGCTCGGAGAAGGCGCTAAGAAACGAAAGGCTCTTCCTGCAAAAGAAAAAATTCCAGTCGTTATGAAGGAGTTCTCTCGTGGTACACTTAACAGCGGTTCCGGTCATCGAGTAACTGATAAAAAACAGGCTCTAGCTATAGGCTACAGCGAATCTCGTAAAGGAAAAAAATAATGCATAAAAAGATAATGGAAAAAGCCTCGAAAGCACTCGAAAAAGACGCCAAACACTATTCACACGAAGCGAAATACGCTCACGGCGCAAAGAAGAAACACGAGCTAATCGAAAAGAAAGAAGCTAAATCTGCCGCGAAAGATTTAAAGCAAAGAACTAAAAAAGCTCACGAGTATTGATATGACGCTGTCAGATATGCTTATCCCTGGATTTTTCGTCTTCTGTGCAATGGTATTCTTCCTTGGCTTCTTCCTCGGGCGTATTTCTACTGATAAAAGCGGATTTTAGATCGTGCTTGTCTTAAATCGTTTCCATAAGTAAAGTACGGTTAACTTAAGTGAGTTTACTATGGTGTCAGGACGCCAAAAAGAACATGATAGAATGAAGATCGTTAACGACTTCATTGAATGGGCAAAAAACAATCCAGATGCTTTAACTGTTCCTCAATTTGCTGTAACTGTTGGTATTCATTCTGGTATGATGGTTAATTGGGCTGCAGAAGATAAATTTTTCCGTGAGGCGTACAACATTGGTAAAGAATATATCGGTAATAATAGATTAAAAGCAACTCTTAACTATAACAGTAAAGAAGAAAATGGTAAACTTAAACTAGAAAAATCTATTTACACTCAGACCTTAGGAAATTATGATCTTGACGTGCGAAATTATCAGCGTGAAGAGCGCAAATTTGACCATGATATGAAAAAAGCAGAAGAAACACAGGGAACATCAGAACAAAATCAAAAGATTGATGAGCTTCTCACCGTAATGAAAAGCACTCAAGAAGCTTTAAAAAGCGATGAAAGCAAGCAAAGCAAGGAATAATAGTCAAAGTGTGTTATAGGTGTCGTCATAGCATTATGAGGTATCTCTTCAATCTTTTTAATCATCATGTCTAGCATGTCAACCATTTCATCCCTTGTAGGTTTCGCATCAGCCATGTAAAGCGGCTTTACATCGGGGATTATTGAGTTTCCTTCCTCGTCCACTTGCTGCATATCATTCCTTGTAGTATTGTATGTACACTATGCCAGACCCCTTATCACCAAAGCAAATAGAATTTATCAATCACAGTGTCGCTCATTGGAACCTTGCGCATGGATCTGTACGATCTGGTAAGACTGTCGGTACTCTTTTCCGCTTTATGCAAGCGTGTAATGATTGCCCCGATTCACAAATATTCATGGTGGGACATTCAAGCGAAACGATTTATCAGAATGCAATTAGGCTCTTACTAGAGAGCGAGCAGCTATCAATATTTAGGCCATTCTGCACGTGGTATGCCGGTAAGAGACAGCTTAAGTTTCGTGATAAAACTATACAGACTCTTGGGGCGAAAGACGAAGGTGCAATCGGGCAGTTTCAAGGCAAAACAATGTCGCTTGTTTATTGCGACGAGATGACACTGTATCCTGAGAGTATCATTGATATGATTGATACTCGATTAAGTAACCCTTGGTCGATGGGTTTCGCAAGCATGAATCCCTCATATCCTTCACACAAACTCAAACAATGGATAGACCTTGCAGAAGCTAAAGACTCGAACTATTACTCGTTACACTTCACTCTCGACGACAATCCCTACCTTGACGATTCTTACAAACAGAGGATTCGTAATAGTTTGTCTGGGCTGTTCTATAAACGAAATTACCTTGGATTATGGTGCCTGGCTGAGGGAGCAATCTTTGATTTTTTCGACAAAAAAATTCACGTAGTTAAAAAACCTCCAAGAGCTGCCGAATACTGGATTGCTTCAATTGATTACGGAGTTAGCAATGCATTCGCTTGTCTGCTAATTGGCATATCAACTGGAATGCATTCACAAATGGGTAAATGCCTTTGGGTAGAGAAAGAGTATTATTGGGATAGCAAGAAAACAGGCAGACAAAAAACTAATTCGGAATTCGCGGATGATCTACAATCATTTTTAGAGCCATATGCTGTCAAATGTACATACATTGATCCTAGCGCCCTTTCCATGAAGATTGAATTACAAAGAAGAAATATCCATGTGGTCGAAGCCGATAATGACGTGTACAATGGAATTCAAAACATGTGCGCGGAAATGGCAAAAGGTAATCTATTTGTATGCGAAGGATGCACCAATCTCATACGAGAAATTGAAGGATATGTATGGGATGAAAAGAAAAGCAAACAAGGAGAGGATGAACCGGTAAAGAAGGCGGACCACGCAGTAGATGCCCTTAGGTATAGCCTCCAGACCCATAAAGTAGCGCAATACAAGCCGTACAAAGACGGTCATAACCCTAGTGACTGGAATCGAACAAAATATGATATAGGACCTAGGAGATACTATTGACAGAGCTTATTTATCCTCCCTGTCGTAAGTGTGGTGCTATTCATGGAATAGGAATAGAGACGATGGCAACGGGTGAAATAGAACCTCTAGATATTTGTAGAGATTGTTTATTTCCTCCAATAATTTTTGACATGAATATAGATCCTATAAAACTAAAAGAGTGGGAAGAGGCGTTAAAAGATGAAAAAAGACCCGGAATTGATGGAAGAGACAGAAAACCCACCTGAACAGATAAAAGACAAGCAGCTAGAGACACACGCAAGGATACTGGAAAGTCTAGATAGGCACTATGTATCTTTAAACAACCTTCTTGATCGTATTAACCGACCATTGAAGTTAGATGATAGCAACTTACACAACTTGGTGGATGGATTAAGGGGGGTTTTATTTCCTTTGATAAATGCCGTTAAAAGTCTTGACACAATAAAAACTGTGGCCGAGATAAAGTATATAGGTAAACGCCTAACTTCTATTGAAAAAGACATCGCTTCGATGAAAAGAGAAGGCATTAAGAAGAATGTTCAGCTTGAGTTTAGTGTGGATGGCTACGAGTTGGTTAAGAAGCGCTTGAACTGTGATAAACTAGATGAAGAAGAGGAAATAGATGACTCAAATAAGAGCTTAAGAGATCTTCTACAGCAACTAACAAAAAGGCAGGGCGAAGTTCTTATTTTGCGTTATGGTCTGTTCGGAGAAAAGAAAAAAACTTTAGAACAGACAGGCAAACAATTAAAAATCACTAGAGAACGGATTAGACAGATTGAATGCAAAGCTTTGCGCAAATGTCGCGATCCTGTTAGAAAACCTTTCGTTGATAAGATAACGCACAAAGAATTGAAGAGGGATATAATCGGAGAAGAAAATTGATATGTAAAGCCGCTTTACATCGTAGTCGCAAAATGTTAGATTAAATTTTTATTTAACCATCTAACAGGTGACGAGATGAAGTCTAAGGCACACCACGAAGAAAAGCACTCTGCACATCATAAAGAGCATCATCATAAAGAAGAAAAGCATCATGCTCACCATAAAGAACATCACAAGAAAGAGGAAAAGCACCACGAGCATCACAAAGCACACCATGCAGGTGCTAAGACAGCTATAAAAGCAAAAGTAGCTCACTCGCCACATCACAAAGCGAAGTAAGCAAGAGAGGTTTCTATTTCTCTCTACCTTCCGCCCTGGAACGACAGCATGGAACCCAATCAGGGAAACGTGCGTCAATGGCTTGATAATCTATCTTCTAAGATGATGCCTATGGAGCAATGTCGATGGAACCAGGCAAATATCGACACGCTTTTCTATGCCGGTAATCAATCTTGCATTAATCAAAACTTTTCTTTTTCCCCTGGAATAACTGCACAATCCTATTATTTCAATCTAGTTCAGCAGCCTGTTAATATGGTGACAGGGTATCAAAGGCAGCATCGTAAAGGGTGGATGTATCAGCCATCGCAGGGATCAGATCCTCAGACTACAGATCAATATACCAAGCTAATAACAGAGTCCGCGCAATTAGAGGGGTTACATGAATCTTTTTCTAAATCCTGTGAGCTGGCTGCTGTGGCCGGTCTTAATTTGTTACAGCCTTATCTTGATTTTACTGGCGATGATCCTGCGCAAGGGCAATTAAAGCTTAAGATTTGGGAATATAACAGTTTTATGGTTGACCCATTCTTCCGTCAGCCTGATATGAGCGATTGCCAAATTATATGGTGTCAAGAGTATATCTCAAAGCTAGAAGCAGAGATGCGATTCGCTGATAAGGTCAATGCTGTCGCGCCTATGTCAGGAGCTCCTCAAAGATATGGTAACTTTTACTTCCTCCCTGAAAACCATTATATGTCTCGGAATGATCTATTTGTGCTTTCTTACGTATGGTACAAGTGGAAACGCAAGCGAAAAAGGCTTTACAGTAAGAAGAGGAAACAATTCTTTGACTTCGCGGGCGGCGATCCTCAATTGGAACAGATCCTATATCACATTGACGACATGCAACCCGTAACTGTTGAGTCACCATGCTGGAAAGTGGCAGTGGTACTTAATGATCAACTGATGTTCCAAGGGAATAATCCCTATTGGGAGGGTCCAGAATGCCCTTTTATCCCGAATTTCTGGAATTATGACCCTCACATTAATCAGCAGGAGCTTAGATCGCGTTCACTCATATTCCCGATGCGTTCACCGCAATTCTTATTCAACTATAAGGTAATAAATAACAATGATATCGCCGCTGCTACTATTAATGCTGGTTGGAAGCGTAAATCTGGCGCGGTTGCTAATGAGGACAATCTTAAAAAAGCTGGACAAGGATGGGATGTCATAGTCAATGAAGGATATGAAATGACTGACGTTGAGAAGATTATTCCTTCAGCAGTACCAGAGAGTGACCTTGCATTAGCGCAACAAATGGCAGATTTAGTCTTTAAAACCTCTGGAATTGATCTTGAAAACTGGTCTGGACAGAATGAGAAGCAGATGAGTAGTCTTACACTTCTTATCAAACAGGCCGCTAACCTTTTGCCATTCCAAAAATACTTCGATCAATGGGATTATTGTCTTAAACTAGTTGGAGAGGCATTATTACGCATAGCTCTTAATGGATGGAATGAATACAAAGTTGAGATGCTTATAGGAGAGAAGCCTTCACCGTTGTTCTACAGTAGGATATTCGCTAAATATAAGACTGTAGTTGCTGAAGGTGATCTCACAGTCACACAGCAAAACTTGCAAGCTCAAAATATGCTCGATATTAATCAGGTATTTGGCCGTGAAGTATTCCCGCCCTCGATGATAGTGCCCAAACTCAATATCAGCGGTAAAGGTGAGATCATACCATTCCTGGAGCAGCAAGAACAGCAAGCGCAGCAAGTACAACACGACCAACAACAATTACAGCATGTCGTCGAGCAGGCAAAACTTAAAGAGCTGTATAGTAAAGCGGTTGCTAATATCGCTACAGCCAGAGAGAGACATGGCAGAGCCGAAGCTGACATAGGTTTATTTGAAGAGAGATTGTCCGAGATCACACACAATAGAGCAATGGCCGCTAAAGCTAAGATGGAAGCTCTTGAGAAGATGATGGATGTGATTCAGCGTTTCGGCGAAGTGGAGACAATGCTACAGGAAAATAAACTGGAATCTATTGAAGCAGGACAAGAGCAAAATGAAAATAGAGAAAAAGCCGATGCCAAAAATACCGCTGAATCAAATAAGTTTTTACAAGAAATAATGGGAAATATGCATAATGACAATAATCAAGAACAGCAATCCCAGCAGCCTCAAGAAGAGATGATGGGTCAACAAAATATGTGAGGTATATATGCCAAGGCACGTTGAGGATCATTCGTTCTGGGCGGGCTCCAAGTCTAAAGATTCTGTATTCCCTAAAGGCGTACATATTAAAGATGAG